GTGGACTGATTACGCGATCCCTGGAGCCAAAGCACTCCGGGAAGCGTTTCAGCGGATCGCAATCGTTGCGCGTTATCGGTCAATCTCAGACTTCGCAGAGCAGGAAATCATTCTTCCGGACGGCCCATTCCAGGGGCAGCGTTTCAGGATCTCGCGACAGCCTGCACATGGGGCTTTTTTCCGTGAAGTCGACTCAGGAAACTGGTTCCGATATGCCTGCACAGGTCCGCAGCAGTCAGGCAAAACGCTAGCGTTCGTTGTCATTCCGATTCTCTACCATTTGTTCGAAAGGAATCAGACGGTCCTGTTCGGCTTGCCTTCAATGGACATGGCGAACGACAAGTGGAAGCTGGACATCAAGCCAGCAATCGAGGCGAGCCAGTTCGCGAAATATCTTCCGCGCAAAGGTGCGGGGTCGAATGGTGGGACGCCAGAGCTTATTCAGTTTGGCAACGGCAGCAATCTGAAGTTTATTACGGCCGGAGGTGGTGACGAAAAGCGAGCGGGCTTTACGGGTCCGATTCTTGTCGTCACGGAAGTTTCCCACCTCGATCAGGTCGGCGGGACATCAGACGAAGCGACAAAGCTAAAGCAGATGGAAGGCCGTGTCAGGGCATATCGTGCCAGTGGACAGGCTCGAATCTATCTCGAATCAACGGTGACGATTGAGCAGGGGCGGATCTGGCAAGAGTGGGGCAACGGGACGGCCGGAGAGGTCGTCATTCAATGCCACGCTTGTGACGAGTGGATGTGCCCCGGCCGAGACAACTTGATTGGCTGGCAGGATGCAACGACTGAGGATGTCGCGGAGCTTAACAGTCGGTGGGCCTGTCCGTGCTGCGGAATTCTGTTTGATGATGCTGTGCGGCTGAAACAATTGACGAACTGCAAGGTCAGGCACAAAGGTCAGTCGATCCTGTCTGACGGAACAATCACGGGCCAGATCGTCGCATCGAAGACAATGGGGTTCAGGTATTCGGCAGCAACGAACACATTCGTAACGGCCGGGATCGTCGGGGCCGATGAATGGAAAGGGGCACGCGAAGTTGATCAGGACAACGCAGAAAAGGAACTCCTTCAATGGACGTGGGCACTACCAGCAAAGCCAAAAGAGCAAGACGTTGAACCATTGGACTTCCGGACGGTAATGCACCGGCAAAGCCAGTGGAAACGCGGGTTAATGCCGTCCGATGTTGTCACGATCGCGGCTGGAGTTGACGTTCGAGAAAAGCAGCTCGACTGGTTTGTGACGGCAAAGCGGGCAAATGGTCAGCCACTTTGCATCGACTATGGTTTTGAACCGGTGTTGAGAGAGGCGAGCGACCTGAAAACAGCATTGAAGCAGGCAATCAGATATTTGCAGGAGAAGTTCGATAAAGGGTGGGAGGTCGAGGGGCTGACAGGACTTCGCGGAATCGATATCGCGTTGATCGACATCGGATGGGAAACAGACACGATTCGAGAGGCGCTGAACGAACATCAGCTTTGGAGGCGTGCAAAGGGGTTTGGGTTCAAACAGCACTCCGGATCAGCCTATGTGGCTCCGCAGAACAAGAATCGACAGATGCACCAGATTGGAGAAGGTTGGCACGATGTGATTTTGACTCGCGGAAACAAGCGATTCAGAGAACTGGAAAACAATGCAGACCACTGGAAGCGTCGCGTTCATCAGGCTTTGACGGTGGCGGCCGACAGCTCGGCGGCGTTACTGCTGCCGAAGTCTGAGAAAGTTGAGGGTCGGATTGAAGTAGCAAAGCAACTGACAGCGGAACGCGAAACAACTCAATTCGAAGTCGGTAAAGGAACGGTTAGGAAATGGGTTCAGACATTTACAAGAAACCACTTGCTTGATGCGTGTTATATGTCGCTGGTGGGAATCAGTGTGGCGGAATACGAGTCTGAAAAGGCACGAAAAAGGGCAGAAAATACGCCGACAAATGGCGTGATTTCAGGAAAAAAAGCAGAGCCTTTTGTAAGGAAACGCAATTGAAGCCACTGAAACAGCCGGGATATGTGCAGAAGCGAGTTTACCACCAGTGGCATCAGGTGCCAGGGCATGGACTGTGCCCTATCTGCGGTCAGTTTGCTCGTGTCGATGGCACGCAGAGCGGCGCTGAGTTCAAAACGCAGTATCGAGCCTGCGGTTGTGGGCATCGGTTTCAGACTGTTGTGAGAATCGGTTGATCTATTTCCCACCGCAAGTGGAACAGCGATAACCAGGAGTGAATAGCCATCGCAGAATCAGCCACAGGCCCATCGTGGCAATCACTAGCAGCAGATCGCCGCATCCCATCGCCGTGACGTGGCGTTCGAACCGTGTTCTCTTGCGACATCGGCGGCATTTTCGGCTAATGATTTGAGTTCTTTGCACAGCATTCCCCAATGTTGGTTCCAGATGTCTGGAGGAGCAGCATACCGCCAATCGCGTAGCGAATGCAACATGCTGGCATGGCACGCTCTCCATCAGAACGATTAACGCTGTTCGAGAACATCCGCGACAAGGTTGAATCAGCCCTCGCGTCTGGATCTCCAGTCGTTTCGTATTCTATGGACGGCCAGACAGTTCAGAAAGAGCCAACGTCAACTTGGCTCGCTGAACTTGACGCAAGAATAGCAGATCTTCGTTCGCAGGCCGGGACCGGGCTTGCAGGGCGCAGGAACCTTGTGAGGTTCCAGCGATGAACGAAGTGCAGGAAAAACAACAGTCGGATCTGGTTCGACAGGTCAAAGAAGCAGCACGGCAAACCCGCGAAGAGAAGAAGCTTTTTCGGATCAATCCGGAAGAAGCATCCCGCCGAGTTAAAAGCCGAGTCGACCACGTCTTGCGCATGGCAATGGCTGAGCGGGTTGCGGAACGATTTTCAGCTTACGAAGGTGCAGAAAACGATCGTCTTCGCGGCGAAAAGTGGCTCGCCAGCAAGTTGAGCAGCAACGATCAGTTGTCGACTGAGTTAGAAACGCTAATCGACCGATCTTTGGATCTGTACCGAAACGACTGCTACGCATCGTCCGCAATCAATGGCCGCGTTGACAACGTCGTCGGCACAGGCATTCGCCCACAATCGCGAGTTCAGCCAGAACGCGGAATTCTGACCCCAGCACAGGCTGAAGAATTTAATGTGATGGCGGAATGGCTGTTTTCTCGATGGGCAAAGATCGAGAAATTCTATTCCAAGCAACGACAGCTTGAGCGATGCAACGGGCTGTTTGGCGAGAACTGGCTTGAACTTGCAGATGATGATAATCCGCTAAAGCCCGTCACGCTCACTGTGCAGGTGATAGCGCCGCAGCGAATTCCAGTTGTGGGCTACGGGTCCATAAAGCCGGGACAGCGAAGGCGACTTGGTTTGCGTCTCGATCAGCAGGGATTCCCAATCTCTGCCTACGTGCGGAAATCGCATCCAAACGACTCCGAAGCCTATGATCAGGGCGAAGACGAAAAAGACCTTGGAACGCAGATCCTGCATTCATACGAGGAACTTTTCCCTGGGCAACTTCGCGGAGTTCCGTGGCTGTCACCAGCGATGGGGCGGTTAAAAGACTTGAAGGACTTCGTCTACGCAAACCTCGTAGCTGAACAGGTCGCGGCCTGTCATTCGGCTTTTATCACTGGCGTAACTGATCCGATGGTCCTTGCTGAGCAAGGTCGATCGAGAAGCAATCTTGAAGACTTGTCCCCCGGAACTATTCAATATCTCGCTGACGGAGAAGGTGTGGCGTTCTCTGATCCAGCAAGACCGGGAACGACGCTCGCGCCGTATGTTGAGTGGGCTTTGCACGGCGTTGCGGCTGCAATTCGTTACCCTTATGAACTCCTTGCCAAGCAATTCACCAACAACTTCAGCGGCGGACGACTTGCCCTGATGGACGGCCGGATTACGTTCAAGGTTTGGCAGCAGTGCCTCATTGAGCGAACACTAGAGCCGGTTTGGCATCGTTTTATCGATCAATGCGTGTTCGAGGGCGCAATCAAGATTGATCCCGTCAAGTACGAGGAAAATCGTGACCACTTCCTGCAACACGCTTGGATCCCCCCAGGCTGGCCATGGGTTGATCCTGAAAAAGAAGTTACTGCGGACTTGGCGGCAATCGCTGGCGGACTGCAGACGGAAACAGAATCTCTCGCTGCAAGAGGTCGAGATTTTGACGAAACATTGGCTCAGCGGGAACGCGAAGCGATGGCCAAGATGAAGTCAGAAGCCAGAATCATGACAGCTCGCCAAGCGTTGGGGCTACCAGATCCAAACGCGATGCCTGCACCAGTCGGCAAGCCATCGGCATCGGCAAAAGCAGTTCGGGGGGTGCAAAATGCCACAGCTTGACACTATAGCAGATCCAGCATTGTTCAGAACAACACGTCAGGCCGAGTTGCCCTCAAAGGTCGATCGAAAAGCTAACATCGTGTTCGGGGCCAATCTGATGCAGGTTGGCGACCTCAACAACGGCGATGCGAGGCCGTGGACCGTGGATGCAGAATCGTTGGCACAAGCTCAAAAGATGATGAGCAAAGGCAACAACGGTGCGAAGGCTCGATTCACTCATCCGAACATGTCCAGCGATGGTATGGGCAGTTATCTCGGCCGGTGGAAGAACGTTCGCGTTGACGGCGGAACTCTACGTGGCGACCTGCACTTGGCAGACGCTGCTTTCAAGAGCCCTCAAGGTGATCTTGGCACTTACGTCATGGACTTGGCTGAAAGCGATCCTGAAGCGTTCGGCGTATCGCTGGCGACTCGGCTGGATTACGCAAGCCTCGAAGAGTTTGACAAGAAAAAGACCGGCGAAAAGTGGCCAATGCGATTTTCTGACATCCGGGCTGGAGACATCGTGGACGAGCCAGCCGCAACACGCGGCGGCATGTTCGACTTGACTACGCCGGATCTGCGGAACCTACCAGCGCAGGCGACAGTATTGCTTTCCACGTATTTTGGCGATGCGGAACCCGAAGTGGTCAGGGGTCGTATCAACAGTTTCCTTGACCGCTATCTATCAAACAGGGAGCCTGTAATGGCCGACGAAACACAAGTTGAGAAGCCAGAAGAAACACCGGTCGAAGAAACGACCACGACTGAGACGCCAGTTGAAGAGACAGCAGCAAAGCCTGACTTGTCAACGGACTTCGCAGCCGACGAACGAGCACGCTGCAAAAAGATCCGGGCACTGGTTGATCTTGCGGGAGTTCCTGACAAGTTCAATCTGTTCGTGGACAACAATTTCAGCGTTGAAGAAACGCAAGCTGCTTTGCGTGACATCGTCGCAAAGAAAAACCCGGCACTCAGCAACGTGCCGGAAGCTCCTGTCGATCCGAACGCGAAATATAAGGCGGAATTCGCGGCTGAACCTCGTTACGCCAAAAGCATGACTTTGGATCAGTTCGTTGCCATGCGTCGCGTGGACGAAGGCCTCGATGTTCTCAAGGCCCCGATGAACGCTGCGGGTTAATCACGCTCCGAAAGGGCGATTCTTTTTCAATCACTGTTTGAGGAGCGAATACCATGGCTGTAACAGCCAATCAAGTCATTGACGTTCAGGATGGAACGCGCCGGTCGTTTCCGGTTGCGGCTTCAACTCGCATTTATCAGGGAACTCTCGTTTTCCTGACGGCAGCAGGCTTTGCTGACGACGACACCGCGACCGGTGTAAATGGCTTCTGCGGCATTGCCGTAAACGAAGCCGACAACACCAACGGTTCAGCCGGTGACATTCAGGTTGAAGTCTACACCGAAGGTGACTTCGTGCTGACTGGTGCTGGCACATACACGCAGGCCAATGTGGGCGACGTGGTTTATGGCGATGATAACTACGTAATCAACGTGGCTATCGGATCGACAAGCGTTCCAATTGGCCGGGCGGTTGGATTCGTGTCGGGCACAAAGCTGATTGTCGAGATCGAACCGACTGGAACAGGTGCTTTGCCTGTTGCTGCGTTGACAACGATCACACACACCTCTCCTGGGACTCCTGACTACGCAATTGCCAGCGTGACCAGCACGACGCCTTTCGGCTTCACGACTGCTGACGAAGGCAACACGGTCCTGTCTGTGATTCGAAATCTTCAGATTCGCGTTGCGGATCTCGAAGCACGAAGCCGAGTCGGCTAATTGAATTTTTGTGTCTCCGTCACGGGAGGCCGGTGATACGTTGCAACGTTCCCGGCTTACCCGCGACAGAGTTGATTTTCTCAGTGTGATTACCGTGATGGAGGTTTTGAAGGAAACCTCTCATGCCTCTGGATACAGCAAAAGCAACAGTCACACTGCGGACTTTGACGCAGAAATTTGACAACCGAATCGGCACCGCGACTCCGTTCTATCCGCAGGTTTCGACCATCGTTCCAAGCGACGGTGCAGACGAAGCCTATGGAATGCTCGGGAATCATCCCGGCGTCCGTGAGTGGCTTGGTGATCGACAGTTCCACGAGCTGCGAGCGGGAACGTTCACCATTGCAAACAAGCACTGGGAAAACTCGCTCAAGATCAAGAAAACCGACATCGCCGACGACCGTATGAACATGTACGGGCCGCTCATGGAAGATTTGGCCGTTGAGGCCAGTTATCACCCTGACGAGCTGTTCTTTACGACTCTTGTGAATGGTGAATCGACAGCCTGTTTCGATGGGCAGTTCTTCTTTGATACTGACCACAGTTGGGGAGACTCTGGCACTCAGAGCAACGATCTCACCAGCGCAGCGGCAACTGGCACGACGCCAACGGTTGCAGAAGCCAAGGCAGCGTTTAACGCCGCTCGCAACGCCATGATGAAGTTCCGCAACGATCAGGGCAAACTGCTCAATCGCCCGATCAGCATGGGTCTGAGCAACCTGCTTCTGCTGTGCAATGTCGACTTTGAAGCCATCTTCAAAGAAGCATTGCTGGCACCTCTGGTGAGCACCGGCGGTACAAACGTCGTTGTCGACGCTCCGAAGATCATGTCGAGCGCATACTTGACCGACACGAGCAAGTTCTACCTGTTCAATTTGGATGGTCCATTGAAGCCATTTGTGTTTCAGGCTCGCGAGCCGCTTTCACGTCAGATGAAAGGGCTGGACGACAGCGAGACCAAGGATGTCAAGTTTATGACCGAGGCACGTTACAACCTTGGTTACTTGGCATGGTGGAAAGCAGTTCTGCACACCTTCACCTAATCGGCGGCTGTGGATGAGAAACACTGGAAGCCGTGTCTTCCGGTGGCTCTGTGGTTATCCGCCATAATCACAGGGCATTTTGTGGCGGCGGAATGAGGCTCAGAAAATGGCACCATCGGAAAAGACAAAGACGATCACGGTTTCAAAAGGCCCGAAGGCAACCGGCAAAGTGTTTGGTTTTCGGATTGCTCCGAAAGACAAGCCGAACAATGGGCGAATCGAAATCGGCGAAAAGCCGGTAAAGATCAACTTGGAAACGCCCGATGCGATCAAGTGCAACCTGAAAGCAGCGATTGAAGGTCACATCGGAATGGGATTTCTCAAGCTGGTGGACGCAACTGAATGAGCCTCCGCGAGCAAATGGCCGTTGATGCGTGTGCAATCCTGAACACCGATGAACTCGGTGAACCGGCATTGTGGACACCATACGGCCAAACCTCGGGACTCAACAGAACAGTTCGCCTGATTGAGCAGCCAGACCTGCAAACAATCAGGCGGGCATTTGTTTGGACAGTTCAGAAGGGCACAGCAACACGGCAGGGGGATCTGTTTCGCGTTAAGCGTGGCAACATCACAACGACATGGCGAGTCCTTTACACAGATCCGGCAGAGACTGCTTTGCAGCGGTCTCATTGCCACCTTCAGTTGACGGACACAATCACGGTTGTCCCTCGGGTTAAATACAAGCGGGCAAGCGGGGCTGATGCTCTGGTGAAGTCTGGGCTGGCGACAACATATCGCTGCCAGTGGTTTCAGTCATCAGCTGAGATCGACGTAGATAACAAGCGGCGAATGATGCAAGGTGAGTGGTACTGCCTTCTTGAAACAGTCCCTGATCTCGATACGGATCTGACAATCACTGATTCGAACAACAGAGCCTTCCGAGTTGACCGACTCGAAAAGGGATTCAATCGAGACGAACTGCCGTACCTGATTTGCTCAAGGTCGGACGTATGAGCATTAAGCGAGTTGACCGCACAGTTCAAATGATGAGGGAACTGCAAAAAGAAACAGCGGATGCACTAGAGGCGGCAGCATTGAAGTTAAAAACAATCGCTCAGCAGTCAGTTAGTCGGCGTTATGTGAGACGGCCGGGAACAAGAAGAACGGCGGCGCAACAAGATGGCGAAACGCAAACCTAAGACGCTTCGATACAAAGCCGGGAAACTGCTTTCCGCAACTTCCAAGGCAGGTCGCAAGCGGGTCAAGGCTGCGAAGAAAAACGTTGCGAAGAGAATCAAGGTAGTCAGCAGAACGGTTAATAAAAGCAAGAAAAAAGCCGCGAGGTTTCTGAAGTCGAATTCACTTTCAAAGGCCGTAACGAGACGGGCAAAAAAAGCAAACCGACAGGCGAAAAAGGCTTCCAAATCTTTCAAGCGAATTGGCAAGCGAAGACTGAAGGAGGCACGGCGACGGCTCAAGAAACTGCCGGGGCAAACACGCAAGGCGAAGCGATTCGCGAAGAAGACACTCAGGGCGGCAACGAAGAACACGACTCGGTTTTTTAAGGCCCGAAAGAAGGCAGCAAGACTCAGGGAACGTGACAGAAAGATTCAGGCTAGAGATCAGAAACGAGTATTGCGGGCGGAGCAGCGATCTAGAACACAACTTGATCTAAATGGAACGGCCGACATCGCCGGGGCTCGTGTCAGAACATCAAATTCAGACCCGGGCGCAAGCAGGCCGGGCGAACCGCCAAAGATGAGGACTGGCAAAGGCAGATCGTCAATTAAGGCTCAGTTGAGGCTCAAAGGCAAGAAGCTGGAAAGCCGCGTTTATGTAGACAAGAAGATCGCTGGATACATGGCGATGTGGGAGTTTCGAAAGGACGGCAAAGGCAGACCATTCCTGAAACCTGCAGTTGAAGACAACAAAGAGGCATTTGGCAAAGTTATTGGAAGTGAACTCAAGCAGGCCAACAAAGGCGGCAAGAAGAAAGCGGTCGTTAAGTGAGCACTGGTCTCGATCAATGTCTAGTCGAACGCTGGAAAGGAACCTCGGGCCTGATGTCCATGATTCCTGTCGAGCGTGTTGGCACGGAGATCATCCAAACGAACGAAGTAATCGACGCGGATAAAGATCAGGACGGGCATTTTGACGACTGCGTTGTTCTGCAAGTTGCGACGGAGCCGCACTGGAGAACGAACAGCGGGCGAGGCTGGAAAAGTCAGGTTAAAGTTTCAGTAATGTCAATTGATTACGACCGAGCAAAAGCGGTGGCGCAGAGATGCGAAACGCTTTGGGACAGCAACACGTTCACCGGATCTGAGTCAGTCATTTCGTTTTGCCGGTCCAGTGGGATTTCATCTGAACAGGATGAGTCGACTGGAATTTGGGACAGCACTGTAAGTTTTGAAATTCAACACAATGGAGTCTGATAATGGCTGACGTATCAGTAACGGCCGCAAGCGTGGTCAAGACAGCAAACACAGCAATCAGTGAAGGCATTGCAGGCGGGACGGTGACGGCTGGAATGCCCGTCTACATCGACACGACCGACAGCAGCAAACTGAAAGCTGCTGATTGCGATGTTCAGGCCACGAGCGTTGCGGCAGGAATCGCACTTCACGGAGCATCCGCAGGCCAGCCACTGAAGTATGCCACCAGTGGCAACTTGACGTTCAATGCAGGCTTCACTGTTGGCGTCGTCTATGTGGTTTCCACCACAGCCGGAGGAATTGCTCCCGACACCGATCTTGCCAGCGGTGACTATGTGACAATTCTTGGCATCGCGACGACAACCAGCAATCTGAACATCAAGATCAACGCCAGTGAAATTGCCAAGCCGTAACAACTGCTGATTCTGCTTTTTCTTTTCGCTCAATAAGGACTCAACATAATGTCAGCAGGAACACCGCTCACCGGCAACGCGATGACGTTCAAGATTAGCGGAGCCGCAATCGAGCATACGTCCAAATGGATGGTCAAGGGTACGGCAGCAAAGGGCCGCTATGCCAGTAACTCGACTTCCGGTGGTCGCAAAACAACTGTCGGCGTGAAGGACTGGACCGGATCGGCCACAGTGTTTATCCACGCTGGCGCGACGATGGCAATGGTCATTGGGACTGAATACTCGGTCGTCCTGCACGGCACAGCATCCAGCGACACAATCACCGGAACAATCATGGTCACTGATGTGGGCGACATCACTTTCGATGCCGACTCAGGCGAGCCAGTGGCCTGCGATTTCACATTTGACTTCCAGGGCATCCCAACTGGTGCCGGTGCTTTCACTCTTTCTTAATCAGGGGTAATCCGTGGCGGATGGATTGTTCAATCTCTGCGGTCGGCGGACTGCAGAGCTTAGCAAAGACGGCAGAACGTATCGGCTTGAAATCCGGTCGCTCGCTGACTACGCAAAAAAAGAGGAAGCGATTCTTTCCCGCGTCGGCAATCCCTACGCGGGTATCGAATCCATTAAAGACCGCTCAGTTCAGCAAATGGCAATGAAGATCGCAGCGGACACCGTGGCACGTCCTCTAATTGCCACGATGGTAGATGAGGATCGGTTCGATAGGTCGATGCGTGGGCTGTCATGGTCGATTTGGCGAGCAATGGGGAAGAATCACGCGACAGAGTTTCCGCAGGATCTTCCGGCAGAACAGGGAATTCAACTCGGCGCGGACTTCATTGACTGGTTTGATGACATAAACGGCATCGTGTCAGCGATCCACGCGATTGAAGAAAAAACCGAAGTGGGAAACTCAAATGGCCTGACAGCAGTGGCGGCGTCGGGCCAGTAACGCGGCGAACAATCCCGTGGGCTACAGTGTTCCGCAATGTTGCCGAGAAGTATGGTTGGACGTTCGAGGAAATCGGACGAATGACGATGTATCAAGTGCTGGTCGCAGCCGGGGCATGGTGC